CCCGAAGGTTGGCACCCCGAAGGTTGGCACGCTCGCCACCTTCTTCATTATTGAGCCATTTCGCGTGTTTTTCTAATACTGTTTTGAGTTCTTCCGGCTTCATACTTCCCCTTTCATTCGACGATTTCACACTCGCCGATTGGTTCATTGTGAGCGCCAATAATGATACATGGTTCTATCTCTGTGCTTTTAAACTTAACGCTGCAAAACATCTGCCCGTTACTTAATTCAATGCGCATGGTTGCTGTTATGATCGCCTTCAAGTCTGGTCGTTCTATTCGTGGCATATTTTACTCCTTATTCTCGTATTCTATTGAAGCATACGAGCTTTCCTCGGTGATCGGTTCGGCAATGAGTTTGCCGTCCTCATATATACCATTTTCGTCTGCCGTGAATTTGCCGTGCTCCCATGCGTTTTCAGCACATATATGCTCATAATCCTCGACGGTGACCGGGCAATTGTCTCCATACTCAGGCGCGATATTTCTATACGTTTTCATGACTCCTCCGTTTCGACGATTTCACACTCGCCGATTATGTCTCCAGCTTCGTTTATGTAAGTATATGATGTTTTGTGACTGACACGGAAGCAATATTTAAAGAAGTCTAACGCTTTAACAATTTCTGTATCATCCAGATTGTCAATGAATAAGTCAATCCGCAGTTTCATAGCTCCCCCTTTTACCTTTATGCGTTACAAAATGGAAAAGCTTCAATGGTTAATTTACGCCATTTTATAACAAAACCACTTGACTTTCCTTTGTCGGTTAAAGAATATCGTTTTGCGGTCGGGATAATAGCCCGTTCAATTTCCTTTATGCACTCTGCCGCCGTTCCGGTAAATCGGGCTTCAATTTTCCCGTTGATAGATATTACATATAAATGTTTCATGACTCCCCCTCTGTTAAGTCTCTTCAGTACTGGTGTCTCCAGCAGACGGGCTTTCGCCCGTTTCGACTATTTGACAATGTATTGATTAAATAAGTCCACAAAAACATACACATAGCCATTTTTTGTATTGCCTTCAGCCAGTGTTCCTGTCCATTTCAGCTTTTCGCATAGGCTTATCATAGCATTGCGGTGAGCTTCACTAATGGTTAATGAGTAGTCAAGCGGCATTGTCACCGATATACCGCTTGCTGACGTTGCCTTGATTCTTGCGCCCCGTGTGTTTGTCGCGGGAAGGTACTTGGTGGTAATGGTTTGCATTTTTAGCCCCTCTCTCTGGTTAGTCTGCGAGTGTTAATTCTCTGCGTATTTGAGCCTGAACAGCTTCGGGCAGGTCAAAGAATGATATGCGCTTTCCAAGATGCCCGTGAGGTTCACGGTTGTACTGTCTTGTCTCCAGCTCATGGCTAAGCTGCCAGAATCCCTGCGGATGTGTCGGCTCAGCACTTGACCCGATTAAATAAGTGTACTCTACTTTGCCAAGCCGCTGTACTCCTGATATGGCGATAGTGTACCTGTCAATGGTTTTCCCGCCATTATCCCATGTGTCGATTGTGATATGTCCTTTCATGGTTTTACCCCTCTATTATGAGCTATAGTTAAATGTTAATTACATATTCACCGGATTCAGGATATAAAGCATTTGCAATATAGTCCTGTATTGCAGCGTCAATCTTTTCTTTCGCTCCAGCTATTTCATGATAAAGTATTTCACCGAAAAACCAAGGAGTTTGATTGTTTTCGGCGATTACAGCGGCTTGGTCGACTTCACTTTCAAGTCCAGGGAATAAATCGCCATTGCTTTCAATAATGGCGCTCATGGTTTCCTTGAATCCCTTCTCAAATGCTGCCTTCTGTTCTGCTTCGGTTAATTGAGTGTAAGTTTTCATAGCTCCCCCTTTGTTTGCCGGACTGACCGGTGTGTTTAATATTCGATGCAATTATTTAGATTTGTAATGTGCTCGCTATTGAAAACTACCACCATCGACGGGAACGGAGCACCTTGTTTCTGTCCATCAAATTTGACACGTCCCCTTAAAAAGAATACTTGCGCGGATTCGTTTGTGTAAATATAATCATGGAACCATTTCGTATCAGTCCGCGCCGGTATAAGCATAACAACTGTACCCATGCTCTCGGATGCTTTCTTGACCCATTTTCCAATTTCACGACCATACGGAGGATTGCAAAAAGCTACTTCACCGCCCCAGTTCTGCTTTAGTCCATCCTGTTCTGGTGTGAAATATCGGCTGTGCTTTGCATTGTGCGATTGAGCGCATACATCAACGGTAAAATGGAACTTATCATCGAGCATTTTATACAGGTCGGCAGGCGTTCCCCAGTCATGGCGATTGCTCATGTAGTGTACATTGTTCATTTTCTCCCCCTCTGTTTGGTTGTGTTCTCTTCTCTACACGTCAATATATATAGTACTCTATCCATTGTCAAGAGTTATTTTATAATTTTAAAGTAAACCACTAAAATAGTCTTATGTAAACTTGGATAAATGATATTACTTTTATACTTTCCTGTCTCTATATTGATCCTCACTTCCCAGGCTAACATACTAACAGCGTAATACTACTATCTCTATATATGTAATATATTAGCCTTAGTACTGCGTAAGGAAACCATAGGGAAACCATTAAAGGAAGGGTAAGGAAGGATGCTCTTGTAGTACGATAGTACTATGCTTTTAAAAGCTTTTATTATACTACTGTACTATACGTCTTTATTAAAGCTTAATAAGCTCAATTTAGTTAATAAAGCTCAATATGATATTCTATTACAGTACACAGATAAAGGTACAATACTTGACTTAGGTAGTGCGATCACAGTACAATACGGTACAATACTGTACTTTATTCGAGATAGTTCCCTTAAATTGAATATCGTTCAATAGCAATGATGCTATATCGTACCGCCACAGAAACGACCCCTATGGGGACAAGCGGAAGTCCACGACGCGCCCAACCTCTATAATATCCTGTGTTGCGCACATCCTGTAAAATGATTAGCATAGTGGAAAGGCGATATTGCGATTTAAGGAAGTGAGATGGGTGGGTAAGGGTGTAGTGAGGGGGTGGGTGAGATAATTGAACCTGTGGCACGGAAAGGGGTAGGGATTTGATTGTGGTGTTAGGGATGGGATGTAATGAAACTGATAATGCCAATAAGTAAGATAATACGAAAGATGAATAGGGTTAGGTCAACGTTCATTGTGCCCTCATTTTATGGTTGTTTGAGTTTTACGGTAGGGTAGACTGTGCAGGGTTGGAGTTGGTCGAGTTTGTCATAGAGACGTTTTGCAAAGGTGACGGTATCTGGAGGAAGATCGGCAATAGCGACAAGAGAAACGATGGTTGTTTCGATGAATTGGATTTCATCGCAAGAGAGTTTAACTTTCACGGGGGGCTTCCTTTTCGAGTTTGTCAAAAAAAAGAGAATATAATTTGGCGGCTCGATTATAGGGCATATAAAGACGGTTCTTTGGATAATATTTTTTATGTGTGAGAAGGTAAATAAGAAGTTCAATATCTTCTGGGGTTAGGCTAACGGTCATGGTTCAAATCCTAACTTGGTGGTTATATTTTTTCTGTTGGTAATGAGATGTTCTCGTAATTGTTTGTAGGTTTCGGATGCGTGGCGATGTGCTTTCTTGGTAAGGAATCCTGTTTCCGAGGCAGAGGTTTGCCATAGGGCATATAGAATAACGGTGATTTGGTCTTGTGATAGTTTGACCTTCATCCTATCTCCTTGTAAATTAGAATGTCGCTTTTCTGTTTCTTTTTTGGGACTTGTAAGTGGAAGGTAATTTTTTTAAATGACCTTTTGCCACAGAATGGAAGAATAAGATATGGTGCAATATACGTTACTTCCATTTTTTTATGGAAACCTGTTTTGGTAATTAATTTGATTTTCATGTGGTCGCCTCTTGAATTTAATATAAACACAGGGCACGGAAAAGTCAAGTGCAGATTTGTATTGACAAAACATAAACGGTTGTGGTATATTGGCGGGAAAGTGGGAAAGAAGGAGTGTGGGATGAAAAAGATTATAGTAATTGGTAAGAAACAAATGGTATATAGTTTTATTACTGCTGAAGCACTTGGTAATGAAAGGGGATTATTCCAAGAAGTAGAAATTGGTGACGAGGAATACAATATAATTTTTGAGAGTCGCAAGAAAATTTATGAATGGTATGATGCCCAAAGAATACTTGAAAGGAGTGTAACCTATACCTCGACCACGAATTGGTGAAAAGAAGGAAGAGTTTCTTCCGAGATGCATAAAGTACCTAATGGATAATGAAAGCGAGCGGGACGAGAAGCACGCATTTGCAAAATGTTTAGGTTTGTGGAATAGCCACAAGAAGGGGAAGAAGAAATGACAAACTCAATGGATGGTTATGATACCATGCATGAAACCGAAGAAGTGCATAAATCCACCACGTTTGATGAACGGTTTCGTACGTACGAATTGAAGATGGCAATATGGTCAAATATTATACACGCCAGACCAGTTGCTGATACCGATGGAATTGAACTGCATTTCAAAAAAGCATGTAAATTGATTTTTAGGTGAAGACGATGGCGAGACACAAAAAGACCGAACTTGATTCGCGGGACAAAGAAGTTGTTCGATTGAAGATTCTTGATAACCGGACGCGTGATGAGATTTCAAAAACGATTGATATTACTCCGTTGACCGTTACGAGGATAACCGAGAGTCCGGAAGGCAAGAAGTATGCTGCCGAACTTGAAGCAAAGCGTGAAAAAACTCACATGGATGCCTATAATGACGTTGTAGACGACATGATGAAATCGGTACGAGATATTGCCAAGGAATTGAAAAGGATTGCACTTGAAGGTAAGGGCGACGCGGTAAGGGCAAGAGCATGTCAGTCGTTTATGTATATGGCTGGATTCAAACCGAAAGAACTTGAGGACATGACCAAGACACCCAAGTTGGTTATCGAGGAACGAGAAGAAGAAGGGCAACAGCAAAGAAGCGCGTAATTATGGCAATGGGGCAGTGTGTGGAGGGTAAGTGCGTAAGCCAAGACATCTGTATCACGACAGCGATAATGCGGTTATTCCATACTTCAACGATTCGCAAAAGGAATTTGTGCGGAGCAAGTCTCCGTATTTGTGTTTAAGCGGTGGGTATGGGAGCGGCAAGACAACTGCGTTAGTCTGGCGTATACTTTACTTGCTTGTGGACAGTCCGACATTCGGTGATATGAGTGGGAATATAGGGATTGTGGGGCGGTATCGGATGTCGGACTTCGAGAAAACGACTCTCCCCGAGTTGTGGCGTTGGCTTCCCCGTCAATGGCTTCGCAAGTGGTGGAAAAAAGATAATATCATTGAACTTACCAATGAGTCAATTCTCCACCTGACGCATTTTGACGCAATCGAACATCTCCAATCTTACAATGCTGGATTCGCCGCTCTCGACCAGATGGAACAGGTCGCTGTCGAGGTGTGGGATGCGGTATCTCTTGAGCGTATCCGTAACCGTGTACTAACGAGGTTTAATGAAAATGGAATACGTATCGTTCCTAAGTTCGATGGATATGGCAAATGTTTATCCGACAACGTGGAAGAACTCGCTTCGGTACTTAATTATCAGTGCGCTTTCGGTGTCTGTAATCCGAGACCCTGTTGGATTTACGACAGATTTGTAAAGAATGATAACTACAGAAAATCCCCCATCCCCGAAGTAAATGCCCTCTATAAAAAAGATTATCACCTCATTACGTCTTCAACCTACGAAAACGAACGCAACCTACCTGAAGATTATATCGAACGTCAGCGCAGAGACAAGTCAGATAAGGAATTCAGACGGTCTGTCATGGGCGCATGGGACGCTTTCGAGGGGCAGATATTCGAGGATTTCTCGGATAATCTTATTCTTAAGGGTGATTATATTCCTGCCCCGTGGTGGAAATTATATGTTGGCATTGATCACGGCGGTAGTGGGCAAACCGATGCAAAACAATCTGTGAATATAACCAGCGTTACATTTATTGCTGAAGAGAAACGAGAAGGAACATGGTCTAAGCTGCATGTTTTCGATGAATTATATTTGCCATCCAGTACAATCGAGGAAACAGTTGCGGCAATTTATAATAAACTTGTTTCACTTGGGGTAAAGATGCGGATCCATTATGGGCATCAGGCGTGTGAAAACTTTGGGAGAATACCCATAGTATCTGCATGGCGTGGTGGACATGATATGAATAGGCGGCGTGGCGATTCCGACGAATCGGTTATGGAAACGTATATGCGTCATGCACTCATGATGGGACTCAATATGCCGTTGTCGGTTGGCGAAACAGACATCCAGCAACGTATTCATAAGATGGCATGGCTCATGCGTAAATTACTTCTCAATTTCAATCCATCCTGTATTCATGCAATAGAAGCGTTCAGAAACTACACGTATGGAAGGGATGAAAAACCACAGGCAGGACAGGACGATCATCCGGTTGAATCGACAAGTTATGCGGCTTCTGCTGTGGATATGTGGTGGATGGATTTCACGTTGCCAATGGCAAAGCAGACGATAGTGGAACGTGAACTGCAAAAGGTGCAGAACCAAACAAACAATTCTGAATACGACCCTATCTATGGGAGGCAGTATGCTGGTATGGCTTAGTGTGATACTCGGTGGTATTGTGGCAATATTATGTTTGAATTTATGGATGGAACGTCAAGCAAATAAAGAATTGCATAAACAATATTGGGAATTAATTAAGTTTGCACTGGCAAAACAAGATAATGCCGCATATATGACGGCGTATCCACTTCCCAATATGGATAAGGTAAAACAGGAAGAGGAACAGAAACATCGCAGAGAAATACTTGAATTTAATAATATAATGCTTCGTGATTCAGTACGTGATGGCGTGAGTGAAAAAGAAATGAAACAATTCGGTGTTCTGGAATCGGCAGGAATAACTTCATAGGACAAGGAGGCAACAATGGCGTTTCAGGTTATAAATAAAATGGCTGACAGTTACATCGGATTGTCAGGAGACGTTAAACCAACCAAGGGAATCAGTGCGGGGGCTGAGTTCATTGAAGTAGATACAGGAGCGAAGTATGTGTGGTTCAATGGCGCATGGGTTGAGGATTTGACTCTCATCTATGCAATGCAACAGGTAATGGAACAGTAAACAGAATAGGAGAAATAAATGTTTGCTTTAAGAAAAACCACTACGGGTTCTAACGTTCCGGCAGAAGGTGATGGGTTTAACCAGTTAATCGCACTTTCTCAGGGCGGTAGTCTTCAAAGGGCTTGTGAGGCAGGCAGACTGTACTCCGTTGCCAATCAGGCAAAGGTAGCCACAACCGCAGGTCTTACAACTACATGGACAGGACTCGGCGTTGCCAATCCTGCCGCCAGTACCAAGAATCTCGTCTTTCACGAGTTTGGATTTGGGTTTGAGATTGCCGGTTCTACTGCGGGCGCGGTTGGGCTGATGACTGCGGATACCACAGGGTTCGCCTCTCAGATAGTTGCGATACAAAACTGTCTTGACGGTGCTACCGTTAATTCGGTGGCTTGGACAGAGGATGGATGCACATGCGGGACACCTATCCTGAAAAGACTTATAGCCGGACATGGAACGGCGGCTACTTCGGCGATAGATTGTATCGGCCCGTTTGTCTATGACCTGAAGGGTGGACTTATTCTACCCCCAGGACGTGCAGTTCTGACGTATACCACACTTGGTACAACGGCTACATTTACCTTCCATTTTGTCTGGGAAGAAATTGACGCCTAAGTAATTGAACAACAGGGGGATAGACGACTGTCCCCCTGAACCATAAAGGTTAAAATGCCAAGAAAAAAGAAACAGGACAAAGAATTTACCAACATCATCGTGCCGATTGATGCCGATGAACTCGTAAGTTCAGTTACAAAGAAACGTGAATGGTTCATGTCGGCTACTCGCACGATGAGACGGCAGTGGCTTATCAATGCGGCGTTCTCTCGTGGGCAACAGTATGTCCAGTTAATGCGTACCGAGGACAGATTGATTGCGTTACAACCTCCTGGCGGGCGCAAGATGGTTACAGACGACATGATTGGTGTCTGGAAAGACCACATGACCGCCAATATCGTTACGGCATTGCCTCAGTTCGAGGCGCAACCGGACGGGTATTCAGGCGAACAGATACTTGCGGCACGTTTCGGCACACTCCTGTTGAATCACTACTGGGAAGATTGGCGTTTTATTGAACAGTTTATTCAGATTGCCGGATATATTCTCGATTTTGGGAACGCTTTTACTTTCATGAACTATGAAGTTGATTATATGAATATGATTTCCAAACCTGTACTCGATTCTTATACCGGAGAACAGGTTATTGACCAGCGAGACGGTACTCCACTCGCAGAAAAACATCCTAAAGGCGATGTGACCAGTACCGTTCTTGCCCCACATTGCGTCTGTACAACGCTCGATACTGACCCTGTTGAGGCAAAACCGTGGGTAATCATTCAACAGAAACGAACGTTGGATTACTTTAAGAGCGGATTTGATAACGGTGATGAGGTTACCGCCGAAGACGAGACATCCCAAGACGCTTATGATATTAGCAAAATATCAGATTATTATAAACATAACGAAATGGGCGACGAAGACAAGACGGCCACGGAATTAATCTATTTGCAAAAACCCTGTGATGCCTACCCTGATGGAATTGTTGCCATAATTGCAGGGAAAATATTACTGAAACCAAAAACCAAAGACAAAATTCAACCGTGGCCGTTTAAAAAACTGCTTACATACCCAATTGAACACTTCCATTATCCTAAAGAAGCAGGAGAATTCTTCGCTCGCAGTAAAATTGAGCGACAGATACCACTCCAGAAGTTGTTAAATCTGCTCATGAGCATACTTGCGGAGAACGTAGAGAATACAGGATATGCAAAACAGATGATTCCTAATCAAGCGGGTGTCCCTGAAGGATTCGTGGCTGATATTAATCAAGTTGTACGTTATAATGAACCTTTTAAACCGTGGATTCAAGATATTCCACCGCTCCCACAGTACATCGAGTGGCTTGTTGCAGAAGTAAAAGCGTCACTACGTGACTTGCAGAGTTACCACGGAGCGAGTATGGGGTCTTCAGTATCTGGGGTGCGGTCTGATTTGCACGCTCAGAACCTTCAAGACCAGGACTTGCTCCCCCTGAACACGCTCGATAAGAGTTTAGAGGTGTCATTCTCAAGCATGGGTGAGAAAATATTGCTCATTGCCTGTGAAAAACTGGTTGACGAACGCATGATTTCATATACGGGCATGGATAGTAACCGAACAGTGACCAGTTTCAAGGGAAGTATGCTCGGTGACGTGAAAAAAGTCAAGGTTAAACTGGTCAATACGTGGATGAGGAACAAAAATTCTACGATACGGAACATATTTGAGTTCTTCAATGCCGGAATGATAACCGATATGTATGGTAGACCCGATTCGGTGCGTGTTATGAAGATGGTGGAGTTCGCATTGCCCGATTCTGCGCTTGCATCATTCAAGATGCACAGCACACAGGCGCACATGGAGAACCAGAAGCTCATGTCGGGTGAGTTTGCCCCTGTTCTTCCGTGGCAAGTTCACAATATTCATATACAGGAACATGAAGACTATATGAATTCGGGTGAATTCATGGCATTGTTCGATGATAAGGGTGGAGACAATAAGATTAAACCCGAAACACAGAAGATTATAGATGGGTTTATAGGACATTTACAGCAACACGAACAGGCAGTACAACAGGCTTTACAACAAATGATGCAACCAGCACAACCAACGCAAACAGAAGGTCGAACCAAAGAAAAGCCCGCTAAATAGCGATGAACTTTTCACTGGAAACCGGAAGTGGAGTAAGTAATGGCTGAAGAAGATGTTATTGATGACACCATCGAAGGAAGCGTAGGTAACGCCGAGCCAGACGTGGAGGTAATTACTCTCGATGGAGAAGAAGTCGCAGTCCCGAAAGGGTACGGCGATAAGCTGAAAAAGATTGAGACCGAAATGAAGTCTGGTCTGAATCGGAAACATGAAGCAAAACAGAGAGACCTTGCGGCGAAATTAAAAGCTGACAAGGACTGGTTAAACACACATGCCGATAAACCTGAATTGTGGGCGTTATACGAACCTACGGTTGATGGTGGGCGTGGATTCATCGGGAGTGAAAACATGGAAACACAGTCGTCAACAACAACAGTGGCATCAAAACCAACTACCGAGCAAAACTCGGAGGTTATGGAACTGAGACGGAAGATTGAAGACCTTGAAAAAAAAGTCACTTCCGTGGAAACAAATGTGGAAGAAACGACTATTGGTCAGGCTTCGAGTACACGAGACAAGATGCTTTCCAAGTATCCAAACGTGGACAAGGAAATCCTGACCGATAAGATGTTACTTTATTTGGCTAACAACAACAAACACGCATCACCGGAGATGATTGAAGATTTCGCCAAGAAGGAAAATGACCGTATCGAGAAGTTTAAGGGCAAAATACAGGCGACTGCTGCCACAACGACTACTCAAACTACGGACACAACTACATTGCCGAAAGTTTCAAATACTCCGCCTGATGGTACGAAACCCAAGAGAATCCGTATTGATGATGTTAATGCTAACATCAAGGATATGGAAGAAATGGGTATTCGATTTAATAGATAGGGAGTGTATAAAACTATATGGCTCATACCCCAGAAACAATCACCACCGTAACCGATTACCTGAAGTATCGGTATCAGGACAGAATCATCGAATGTCTGCCTGAATACAGTACATTGCTTCAGAGATTGGAAAAAGGCGAAGGCAAGGTCGATTTCTCAGGAAGGTCTATCACTATTCCGTTGTCGTATAATGGGATGGGTGGAACTGGTACACTGGCGGAATCTGATTACCTTCCGTTCGCTACGCCGAGCAATATTGATAATGCAACGATTTCGTTGTTTTATCATTATTTCTCGATTGCTGTTACTGGTCAGTCGATGGCTGTGTCCAAAGACAACGCCGGCGCAATGGCTCAGACATGGGCGCACGCAATAGCGTCTCGTACTCGTGGGTTCAGACAACATATCAATCGTCAGTTGATTGGCGACGGTAATGGTATTCTCTGTCAGGCTGATGGCAATGCTTCGGGACAGACAATTACTGTTGATAATGCTGGTGGATGGTCTGGATTCAACAACAGCGACGTGAACGGTGACAGGTTCATTACGCCGAATATGTACATCCAGTTCCGCAATTCGTCTGGCACGGCTCACGACGGTGGGCTGTTGGTTACATCCATTGCCAAGGGTGTATTCCCGTCAACATCGGCGATTCTTACCGTTACAGGAACGTGTTCGTCTGTGGTTGACGGCGATTACTGCTATGTGTCTACCGGGACAACGTCTGTCGATAATTACGGTCATGAAATGAGCGGCATCAAGTTGCTCATCGACGACGGTACTGTTGCGGCTGCTGTTCAGGGTGTTACGAGCGCAACATATCCCGAGTGGCGTTCTTATGTGGCTTATGGGTCAACCCCTGGTACTGCTGAAGCATTAACCACAAACCGTCTGATGAATATGTACAATGACGTTACGGTTTATGGTGGTGGCATGACCGATTTTCTGATTGGTTCTCCGGCGACATGGCTTACCTATGGCAATCTTGCGGCTGATGGCAACACGATTGTCAATGCCAAGAAATACGATACCGGATGGCCTACCCTGTCATTTATGGGTATGGAATTCACACAAGACCCATATATGCCTGATGAAATATACTTCATTGACAAGAGAGCCTTGAAACTCTACGAGTGTGGAGTGAATGGCTGGATTGAAGATGACGGCGTTATCATCAAACAGATTCGCGGGTCTACGGCGCAGGATGCCTACGAAGCCTATTGGAAGTGGTATCTTTCACTGGGTATCGAGAACAGAGCGTGGTGCGGGAAAATGGTTGATATTTCCGTAACTGGTAATAAATTCTAATAGTTAGAAGCAACAAACAGGGTCAGGGGACGGTGCGAGAAAAATCCGTCCCCGAGACCCAACAAAGGAGAACAAAGAATGCCTAGTAAAATTATGAAACTTGACCCACTTGCTGGTTACATGACAGGAACCACCTGCGCTACGACAAATGAAGCCGCAGTGGTCAAGGACACAATACCCTCAAGCATGAAGGGTACAAGTAAGTTCGTTGGAATTCTAAATGGCGAGTATGTGTATCTCGAAGGTGGGTCTGATTGGGACAGGGTTGGATGGAAT